AAGACACCTCCATAGTCACCTTCACGAAAGCAACTCATAGTGGTCATACCAGCATTTAAGTCTCCTGAGTCCACATGAGCACCCATTTTACCTGATTGTCCCACATGGTAACGATTTGCAGATAATGTTGTAAAGATACCACCACCAATGCGATATTCTGGTTCTATGTGGTTCTCGCAAAATGCTTTCTGTCTCTCGTATATCTCTTGGTTGGCTTTGATGAATGCAAGTTCATTCCATTTTGATATGACTTGTAGTTCTTCCCATTTTTTCGGGTTTTCTTTTACCCAGCCAGATGCATCAATACCACCAGTGAATCTACCTCGTTTATATCCAATCATCACAGAGTGTATTTCATTTGAGTATGCAATCATACCCCATTTACCGCTACTTGTTTTGAGTTGGTATGAGTTTGGTGTTCTGAGTCGATAGTCTATACCAAGTTTCAGTCCCTTTTTTCGCATCTCTTCTTCTAGTATAGGACCAGAGCAGTTTGCCCTCATCACAGATACATCCTCTATTGTCATAAGAGTGTTTCTTACGGAGTCATCTCCATATGCGTTTGTAATCACATATGCGAGGGGAACATCTGTACCATCAAGTGATAGAATAGGTTTCATTATACCCATATCCTCATCTGTCACCTTGATAACTTGGTCATAAGATGTTTCATCTAGAAACTTTCCATTCCACTTTTCAAAGGTTTCTTTCTTACCTAAATCTTTTTCTACTACTATTTTTTTCATTTAACTTCTCCGTATGGTTTGAGTATATTTTCATATATATTATCTGCAAGATATTTCATACAAAGTGGTGCAACCATTAAGCCTATTCTTGCAAGGTTTTGATTCAAAGTTCCTGTTAGTTTATAATCATCTGGTAGTGTCATAATTCGTGCAGACTCTTTGGTGGTGAACACTCTATCTTCTTCTGGATGTAGATGTACTGCAAGTGACGTTTGTAATCCTTGTTCAGAAAGAGTATGTGATGCTTGATGCCAAGGCACTCGTCTTGATTGGTAGAATGATGTTTTCTTATCTGGTACACTCTTTCCCCATTTCTTTCTATGTGCAATCACCTTATCATACCATGGCCCTACCACATCATCACCCACAGATACAACCTTTTCTGGGTTCTTTGGTAATCTTTTTAACCACTTATATTTAGCACTTTTTGTCATTGCAGTACACAGTTCTATTGCTTCAGATACATTCTCATTATTTAGTTTTAGGTCACTGATTGCATCTTCTATTGTAGACATTGTTTGTTCTGGTTCTGGAAAAACTGTGCTATCAAGTATCATGAAAGGTAAACCTATTGCATCAAGTACATCATTACGAACCGACACGATGAACACTCTTTCTCTCTTTTGTGGAACACCATAAAACTGACCTTTCATCACACGATAGACAGTTGTATAGCCACACTCTTCAAAGTCGTTGACCATTCTCTGTAGATGTTCTTTTGCATACTCCATTGTAAGACCTTTGACATTCTCACATACGATAACTTTCGGTTGCATCTCTTTTGCAATGCGTATCTGTTCCCAAGTCAGATCTTCGATATTCTTTTGTTTCATACCATACGCAGTTTTCTCTTTACCCCAACCTTTTTGTTTTGTACCAGACATTGAGAATGGTGGACAGGGTGGACTACCATCAAGTAAGTCTAGTTCACCAACCTTGAGTCCTGTCATTTCCATAATCTGTTGACCTGTTATATCTTTAATATCTCCACAGATATTTAATGTGCCTGGCCAGTTCGCAAGATAGTCATTCATTGCAACCTGTTGAAACTCATTCACAAAACGACAATCTCCACCAGCAAGTTTGTATCCACAACTTGAACCACCACCTCCAGAGAAGAATGAAATATAATTGAATAACTTTTTATCTGAAGCTTGTTTCATATCATCTAATGTGTATCTAAAGTATTTTGTCAAAAGAAGTCCTCCAGTGTACCTTGTGTTCCATAACTTGTGTCTATCTTCCAGAGAATCTTATCTGTAATGAACTTGAGTGGTTCTACAAAACTCTTCTCGAATTGTATATTATAGTCTATTATCTTGTGAAAGTCAAGTTCTTTTGGTAATTTTGTCATAAAAGATATAGCTGATGATTGATAGATATTAGGTTGTTTTAAGTTTACGAACTTTACCTTATCCCCCTCTTGTATAAATTCATACTTGTGGTTTAACTTATTCTTTCTTACAAGAAAGTTATATAGAATACCACCTTTTACATGAATTGGAGCGCCCTTCGCAAACAGACTATCAGTTGATGAAAACTTTGACAGACCATTTAACGATCTTGGATATGCAATCTCCTCTGGTGGTAGTTCCATAAACTCTTCCCTAAATTCTTGTATAAAACTATTTAGCATCTTTTCATCACCACTCATAATTATTTTAAGTGCGTCTTTAATCCTCTGTCTACATGGGGCAGGAGTTGAAGATTTAACAGCTTCAATTCCCATTATCTTGAGTTGTGGTTCTTTATATCGAACACCTTCGACATCCCATGCATTGAGAATATATCTTTTCTTCGCTGTCCATATACCCTTGTCTGCAATCACCTCACGTTTCATCTGCATCTTCTGATCATATGCATTTGTGTAGTCAGCCAGTTCTTGATAAGACTTATTGATATATGGTTCTATCTTTTCTTTTGCGATTGTGTCCAGAAAATCTACTGGACTTTTGGGATTGAACTTTTCTACCAGACTATCAAATGTCACATAGATTGAGTCAGTATCAGATGCAATCACATAATCTTTTTTATCTGTGTCTAGTAGTTTATTCATATACTGGTTAACCTTGTTCTCAATCCAACGAATAGATAACTGACCAGCAGTTGTTATACCCTCTGCAATAAGTAGATCATAGTAACGAAAGTATTGATTACCAATCGCACCATAAGCAGAGTTTAGAGAAATCTTCTTAGCCATCTGTATGTTGTCATACTTAGATATATCTTTGAGAAGTTTAGGGTCTTTGGTATTCTCATAATCCTGTTTAGATTGTAACATGAGTTTCTTATACTTCACACGATCATTGTACATAGTTTCCATGATCTCTGGAAGAAATCCCTTCTTAGACGTATTAAACAATGCACCATTTGGTGTGAGAGTTTTTGTCTTCATAAATGATGTGTCAGTTTTTTTAGACAGCAGTTTATCTACCGACATACCTTTTACCTTATCTTGTGATACTAGAGTCTCAGGCGATATGTTATACTGCATTATAAGATGTGGGTATAGAGAGTTCAAGTCAAAAGACATAACCCATTTGTGCATACCAACTTGTGGGTCTTTCACATATGCACCCTCAAACTTTTCTGATTTACTTGATACGTTTTTTTGTGGTATGACTATGTTTTTGTTTCTTAGATAGTTATATATAAGTATATCCCAATACTTAACTGAACCAAGAACATCCATATAGTTTACCTTAGCCTCATACGCCATAGTCAAACATAGTTCAATTAATCTCATCTTATCTTCTAGTCGGTCAACAAGTTCAACGTCCATGATGTTATATTCGATAAATGATTGGTAGTCTTTTGTATACCAATCACGAAATGTTTCAAAAGGATTACCATCTTTACGTTCACCCAACTCGACATATGCAATATGGTCAAGTCGATATGACTCTTGTGCAGAGTAAGTAAACTTTCTGTAAAGGTCAAAGTAATCTAAATGTGCAACACCTTGTATGTCATACAGCTGATGGTTTCTACCCATCTTAAATACCTTGCGTTCTGATACACCACCCCAAGGCGATAGTCTTTTAATTTCATCATCACCACAAATATTCTTGATACGATTACAAAGATATGGAATATCAAAGAACTCTGTATTCCAACCAGTGATAACATCTGGTTGGTTACGTTCCCAGAATACCAAAAATTCTTGCATGAGATGACGTTCACTATCACATTGAATATATTCTACATCATCACGTTCTGTCTTGAAATCACCGATACCCCAAACAACTATTTCTTTTGTCTGATGGTTCTTAATAGTAATTGATAGTAATGGTTCTATTGCAGCCTCTGGATTAGGAAATCCATTCTCACACTTTACCTCAATATCAATTGTTACTATAAGTAGTTTTTCCATATCCCAATCAACACGATTAGGATATTCATCTGCAAGATAAGAATATGCATAGAGTGTATTACCAAATAATAAGTGTGATTGATTTTTATAGTTATCAACCCACTCACTGGCTTCTTTCATTGTTTCATGTGTAACAGGTGCAACATTACCACCACTCAAAGTTTTGTACTTTGTTGGTTTTGCAACTTTCATATAAAGTGTTGGTGAATACTTAATTCTACGATTAAGTCTTTGTCCGTTCACATATTCTCTTAATAATAAATGATTACCCCAACGAGTAATGTTTGTATAGAATTTCATATAACCAATATATCACAAGATTCGGTAAATGTCAATACCCACGTTGTTCTATTTTTTTACGTTCATTTCTTTGATAACGCTTAATACCCTCTGCTTTTTTACGGGCTCTTTTTGCAGATGGTTTCTCAAAATATTGTCGTTGTTTTAGTTCTTTGAGAACTCCCTCTTTTTGCAGTTTCTTTTTGAGTGTCCTCATGGCTCTATCTACGTTTCCATTTTTCACTAATATTGTTACCACGTTTACTCCTTTAGTAACTTTGTATCATCCTCATCTGAGAAATACTTATTCATCATTTCTAACTGATCATTATATTGTGCGATAAGATCAAGCTCTTTCTCTACAGACTCCATAATATCATTATGTTCTCCTATCATAACAGAATTTTGTAGTGCTACCTCTACGTTCATTTTGTGTTTTTCAATGTGACCCTTTGCATGAGCCTTAATTGCTTCAATCATTTGTGTTCGCATTTCTTCTCCTAGTTTTCTCTTTTCTTTCCAATGTTATATTTTGTTTCTAAAATCCAATCATCCTTTTCTTTATAAGATATGATTTTAATTTGACTCAAAGGTGCAACAACCTCTGCGTCACCTTTTATATCAACTAAGCCCCAGTCTTTTAATAACTTTGCAATGGAGTTTCTTCTTGCAATATCGTTCTCAGATAGATTGGTTTCTTTCCCATCTAGTGCGAACAATTCCTTGAAATGCACGATATAATATCTGCCTTGTTTGTGGAGAATGTGACAACTCTGGTAGAGTTTTCTTTCTTTTCTTGATGCGACACCTATGCGAGATAGTGTTTCACGAACCTTTAGAAAATCATCTGGTTCTTTCAAACCAACTTCTAACATCTGC